GCTTCACTTCTCGGAAGAAGTCGTCATTGTCACCTGACGTGAATGTCAGTTTCGCACCGTCGAAGTACGTTGGATTTGGTGGCGGATCCCCTGCTGTAATCTCTATGTCGAATCGCCGCCGGCTGGTCACCGCTGTGACAATCGCCTCTCGTGTGACTGCAGCTACATTGAATCCGCAGCGCGCGTCACCGAATTCCACAACGTTGCAGCGCTCGGAGTACGTCCAGCCAATATTCTGCTGAAGTCGTTGCGTCATTCCACGCACTTCGACTTTGTAGCGTCCGTCTGAGTCGCGTGAGGGAATCCCTAGATATCCGCGCCGCTCGATGAGTTGCCCGTCATTCGGTGCTAGATAATTCACCCCGAAGACGTAGACCGGCGCGTTGTCAAGTAATCCCGCCTCGATCTCTTGAACCGTGATGTCAGGGATCTCGAACTGATCGTCATTGACCGGAAGTGCGCCATCGACCTCCATGTTGTCAACGGACAGATCACTGGTTGACCGAACGTCAGAGCCGGTGATGTTTGCGGCCGAGCGATACACGCCCGCATGCGGCCCCACGGTGATCTCGATGTCTCGATCATGATCAGTTGAGCGGATAATCTCGCCGTTCCCCTTCTCGATCGTCCAACAGATAGCCAAGGTCGCGAGCTCGCCGCGCATATGCGCTAGCAGTTCCGCAGAGACTGTTCTCATACGCGAGCCACCCGAATCTCGGCAATAGAGAAATCGCAGGCTTGAATCTGCTTTTCTGTCACCGCGATGTCGAGCAGGCTATCGAAGCGTGCGTAGACGTAGAACTCACCGCCCCAGGCCGTCGGGGTGCCGACGAATGACTCCTCCGGCGTGAGTAGTCCAGTCGCTTCATCGAGGGTCCACGCGGTATCAGGTTGCTCGACGCCGGATTCATTCGCCACGCGGATCGTGTCGCCCTTTGGCTTGTATATCTCCCGGATCTGCTCCATAGCACCGTATGTGTACGTCTTCACCATCTGGTAACCCGACGGACTGTCTTCCATGAAGACAAACGGTTGGTCGATCGGCGTCGGCGTCTCGTGCGTCTTGCAGCTCTTGAAGTCGGCATGGTCTTTGAGCCGAAACCCGGTCGCCTGGCCGCCCATGACGTGCCAGAAGTAGAGAATCTCCTGGATTTCTTCGTCCGCGCGATTACCCATCGGGACCGCGACGTATCGGTGCAGCGGACGAGACCACTTACGCGTGCGCCGTTCGTGACCACCCTCGCGCTCGATGATCTTGACTTTGTAGCGTGGCCCGCTTGTGAAACCGAACGAAGGACAGCCAGGGAATATTTCCGTCGTGTCTGGGATCAGCATCAGTTGTTTCGCCTGCTGGCCACAGCCATGCCGCGGGACGCCGCCGCAGCGATCTGCTGCTCCGTGCTTCGGCTCACACGCTCGCCAGTCTCCGAGCGCACACTGAAGTTCTGATTGACCACCATTCCGCCACCCATATTCATCTTCGATAGTGGGATGACGTTGCCGCCGACCCGCGGCCGGAAGAACTCGGGCTCACGTTCGTTGATGCGGTAGGTTGTGCCGGCGAGCACCGGGCCGCCGATGGCCCGGCCACCACCGAAGAACGCTCCGGCCGCCTTCATGGCAATGCCAACCCATCCATCTCCGCTCACGCTCGGATCGCCGAATAGCCTCTTTGCGATATCTGCAGCAACTGCTTGTGCAGTGAGCTTAACGATCATGTCCCCGAAAGATTTTAGTATCCCGTCCGCACCATCTTCGAATCCGTTCACAAGCGCGTCAGCGATGATGTCCTGTGTGTTCCTCGCGGCTTGCTCCTGAAACACCGTCATCATGTCAGCCGTTTTGAGGAAACGCTTCTCGAAATCCTTCTCGAACGATTCAAGCCCTTGGTCAAGACTCTCGCTGTTCTTGCTCGCAAACTCCGAAATGGCTTCGGCCGCACCGTCTGCTGCCTCTTTCATGATCTCAAGCTGCAACGTGACGTCTATAAGTTTCTGCTTCAGATTCTCTGAACTGTCGGCTGCCTTCTTCTGTGCGTTCTCCGCGAGATCCGTCAACGACCTCGCCGCGCTGATCGCGGACGTGTCCATGCCCTCCATTTTCGCTATCAGGTCATCGATTTTTTTGCCCATCTCTTCAGAAGCCGCTGCGGACTCTGGAAATGCCTTGGACAACTCGCTATGGGCGAGTCGATAAGCAACGACCGCCGCCTCTCCCTTCCCAAACGTGGCAATCTGTTCCTCCGCAGCCGCAATCATCTTCCGGATTTCTTCTTCGGCTTTCTTCTGTTCCTCCGAAGATTTCTTTTTGGCATCCTCAACTTTGACGATTGCGTCGTAGCGGCGCGCGAGCGCGAGAAGTTGCTGTTGTTCCGACTTGCTTAACTCATCCAGTGCGCCCGATTGAATCTGATAGGCGACCTCGGCTGCCTTGCCGACCTTGCCATACAGCGCAATCTGCTCTTTAAGCTTGTCAGAGAGTTTGAGGAACTCTTCAGATGGCGGAGGCGGAGGTCGATCCCCGCTGATGTCGTTAGTGCCGGGTGCTGTGATAATCGGCCCTGCATTGTTCCCGTCGTAGAATCTCTTTATCTTTTGCTGGATTTCCGTAATTGCCCTGTCTAGATCAGCGTCCGAGTACCATTCGATGACGCCATTCGGGCCAAAAAAGCGACCGCGATCTAGAAAATCAGGATGCAGAACCCCGAGGGAACGGAACTCCTTGAGTTTTTCCAGCAGGTCTTCAAGCCGAACAATGTCATCCGACGCCACACCGTGGAGGCGTGCCGCCGCAGCCTCACCCACGAACTTTGCAACATTCCCAATCTCCGCTACAGCCCCTATCGATACAGCGGACAGCTTAATGATGCCACTGACGAAACTCGCGAACCCCTGCTGGAACTCTGGATCACTAATTTGATCACTGAGCTTTGTAATTTCATCAACCAGCGGCGTCATGTTGACGTCGCCAATCGCCTGGTTAATGTTGTTCTGCATTCGCGTGAATGCTTGTCCAACAGTCACCGGCATGGCCTGCGCCCGCTTCGACAAGTCTTCTGTTCCTTTCAGGAACGCCTCGAAGAATTCCTCGCTTGAGACCTTGCCTTTGAGCACTGCTTGGCGAAGCTTTCCGATGCTTCCGTCCATTCCTTCCATGTTTGCGGCGACAGTGCGCAGAATCTCTGGCGCACCTTCCATCATGCTGTTGAATTCTTCCGCACGAACCGTGCCGCCGGCGAGCGCCTGGGATAATTGGAGCAATGCGCCGCTGGCCTGCTGAGCGCTCGCGCCGCTGACTGTCAGCGCGTTACCCACACCCTCCGTGAACTGCAAAAGCTCCTGCTGAGAGGCGCCCAGTTCTCGGCCGGACTGCGCGAGCTTGACGTATAGGTCCGCAACACCGGACATTTCCGTGCGGGTTCGCTGAGCAATATTAAATAGCTCTGCCTGGACCTTCCCAAGTTCCTGTGTTCCCTCCGTAACCAGCGCCAGGCGTCCACGCAGTTGCGTGTATTGATCCGATATCCTGATGATCGACTGCACCGCCTGCACAGACGCGTATGCGCCCAGAGCGGCACCGATTCTCTGTCCGAGCCGATCAAACGACCGTTGCATATCCCTTGATCGACGTTCGGCGAGACGCGCGGCACGGCCAATATCAGTCTCGAACTTGCCCGTGCGCGCAAGAAGATCAATGAAAAGACTACCGAGACCGGCCATTTTTCACCATGCCAAAGGCTTTGACGACGTCATCCAGGCTTGCCAGCGCGTTCTCTCGCTGAGGCTTGTACGGCAGGAAATCTTCCACGGTGCCGCTGCCTCCCAATGCGTTAGCTACGATGGAGCACAATTGCGCTGAACCTCTGTCGTACATGCGAATAGGATCCAGCCTGCCGTTGCGGTTGAAATATTCGATCCACTCAATCCACTCCCTGTGGCTCATCGTCCGCTTGCATTCGCGCACCGGTCGCCCAATCGCGCACGCGATCTCGTGCCACAGATCGACAACCGTTATGCGTTTCCCGCACTGTCTCCCTGCGCGTTCTCGCTCGGCTCGTCGTCTGCATCTTCCGCAGCCTTTTGAAGGTCGATGCCTTGCGCCTTCATCGCTGCGTTCGTCAGCACGGTTGCCGGCTCTTTCGGCAGTCGCTTCCATGTCGAATGAGTGAAGACTGGCTTCCCCTCCTTGTTCTCAATCGCCGCAACGGCCGTGTCATGCAACACCTTCAGGCCACGACGATTGCTATCCGACTCGTCCGGGTATGCCTTCGCCGCGTCTTGGTTGAGTTCCTGGAACTCGTAGTAGCCGAGTTCCCGGACGTAGTACGTGACTTCCTTGCCGTTGTGCGAAACCGTGACAGCATGTCGTTCAGTGTCGAAATCCATAATCAGCTCGCCGTCCGCGGGAAGATTTCAGGGAAGTCCGACAGCTGAATGCCGATGTTCGACGTCACGACCGTGTTGAGCGCGAAGTCGAATGGAACGTCGTTGACGAATCCGTTGAAGAGGATCCACGTGCGCGTGTCGGGCAGGTCGAACTCGTCTTCGGACGCGAGGGTCGGAGCAGTCGTGCCATCGGACCAGCCAATCGCCCAATCCACCTTGTCGCCGGAGCGGAACAAGGCATGCACCGCCAGATGCGTCGTATCCTCCGGATCGAAGTTCACCGTGAATGTCGCGGTACCAGGCGTCGGCATGCCGGCCTCGTAAGTACGCGCGAGGGATTCCAAGCACGTCGTTTCGATCTGATCGCGCGTCGCGCTCACTCCCGTGAGATTCGTAACGCAACCCACTCGCAGCAACTGTGCGACGTTGGACTCATCGGCAGGCACGATGACGTACAGCATCGTGCCCTGTGTTTTCTTCGCCACGTTTCAGTCTCCCAAAATGAAAAAACCCGCACGTGGCGGGCACAAAAAAGCCCGCACGAAGCGGGCTTCTCGACGCTACTTACAAAACATCTACCGGCGACGCGCCTTCTTCACAGCGCGGTCGATCGCCTTTCTCGATTCGGTGATAAACACACTCAGTGCCTCGGATGACCTCTCGGGCACCACCGGACGAAGCCAGGGCTTCGCTCGCACTTGCTCATTGCCGAACTCAAGCATGCCGCCGTAGGCATGCACGGAGGCGCCATTCGGCGCACGATCCTTCCGCCGAAGCCGGACCAGCACGCGCTCGTTTGCACCTGATCTCTGTGGGTTCGGGTCGCGGCTGACGATCACGGCTTTCCTGAGTGTGCCGGTAGAGACGCTTGGCCTAGCGTCCTTGTTAGGTTCCGCGACTATGCGATCAATGTTCGCTTGCG